GCGGATGCGGCGAATCAAATCCATGCGTCGTGTAAACGACATTCTCGAAACGACAAAGACAACTCCCGGCGCGATTTTAGATTCGGTTCGCGTACAGCTTTCGTAGTTCATGTTCTATCCAAACGCAACTACGATCTCATCGTCCACCGTGCCCTGTGCGCGTGAGCTTCGAAAGTGCCATTTCAAACGGTTTTCGCCGTCGTCATACTCCGGTACCTGAGGAATCAGACTCTTCAAGTACACGCCGAATAACTGATTCGGCTGTTGCCCAAGCTGTATCATTGCACTAATAGGCGACTGTTGTTTGGCAGCCTGATACAAGGATTGAGTGACTGAATCGTCCTGTTGGTATAACTCGAAGTCGAGGCTCACAGCGCGTATCCCGGGCGAGACTGCCCTGGGCAGGTTCGAACCAAACTCACGGGCCCGCAAGTCCAAGTTGTTATTGAGTTCAAGTTGGGCGCTTGTCAGCGTGAGAAATCGATCCGGGCCATTTCCCAGCCACACCTGACCGAGATGTCCGGGAACAATGGAGTAATCAAATGTTCCAAGCGCCGGCTCGGCAGGAAACGCGCTGAGCTGCCCGATTCCACCTGAAAAGCTAGAACTATCCACAAGCTCCTGAGCCATTCCGCTAAAGTCAAACTGATGAAAATCTCCGTTTACCTGGACACTCATTTGATCCACTGCAGCGCCGCACAAGATGCGATGCACCGCCGAGGTTGGAGCCCAATAGTCGAACACGCTCGCCGTGGGAAGATCTGTGCTTGGAAAGTAAGTTGCGGTGGGGCCGGTACTGGAACCGGCGGCGGGCGCTGTCGAGAACGGCGCGTTCAGTTGAACCGAAAGATTGCCAGGAACCGTGGTCACAAACCTGATTTCTCCGAGGTAGCTTACACCTTGTCCCGCGCTCAGGCCGTGCGGGGCCGCAAAAACCAGAGTCGTGCTGGTCGAGCCGCCGGCTATCGTCCCGCCCTGACAGATCACGGCATCGCTGCCGAGCGCGGCCTGAAATAGCGGCCCATAGCTGGGCGAACTTGGCCCTCCGGCCCATGTCGTCAGTAGGGTGCTGAGCTGGTATGTAGTTCGCCGCCGACCTCCAGAAGGCAGTCCCGCGAATGTTCGGCTGCCGGTCTTGTCCTTGCGATTGGTGACTTCAAGTTGCTGCTTGGCCGACAACTTTACCGCGGGAATCCGGTTGTCCGCGGTAATCGGCGGCACTTGCCCGTAGGCGGCTTCTGCGCCGCAATAGAATCGGTTCGCGTTGGATGAAATATACACTGTAGTCGTTCCCGTTCTTCAATCGACACTCGCATCCAACTGGATGGAGATCTTTGCGGATTTTATGAAATTTCGGCCCCCATGTTTTACCGGCCCGAACGACACTTGATACCGGCCGGCGAAGAAAAAACCCTGGCCCCAGTCCCCGCGGTTTTGGTTGAGAGTCTGCGTGACCGCAGCCGCATACAGTTGAGCCGCCCGCTCAATACCTTCGAGGCGATCCTGCGATACTCGTACGTCGATCGTCATCTCAATGGTTCCCGAAAAACTGCGAAACTTCTCCGCTAAGGTGTTGGCCAGTTTGTCACAGTAGATGTAAATGGCAGTATACCGTGGCTCAACACTTCTCTCGGCGATATCACTTGACACATTCTCGGTGAAAAGTTGCTTCGGCAAAATGGGCGAAACAGGCAAGCTCTCCGCCTGAGCTAAGATAGTTAGATTGGTGTTGAGACCGTTCGATGCGGTTAAGAATTCCTGAAGCTTTGAAGTAGCTGTGCCAGCTAGGCCGGGCATGCTGGTTAACCTCGCTGCAAAAAGCGTGGTAGCTGAGTAAAATAATTGGGGTCTTGGCCCTGCCCTGGCGGTCGTCCCTGGGTTAGACCGGATGGTGGCGTTGTCCAGGTCTGATCTATGCCGATGGGGCTCGTGTTTTGCAACATGATCGAATCGACCTCGGTGCCAGCATATACGTTCCAGGACACGGCATTACTGGGAGGGTTGTTTGCCGTGACCTGTATTGAATTCTCGTCAGGTGCGTTTATCGACACAACAGGGCTCGTCATTCCTTCTTCACCGGACGAATTCAGCCACGCTACCTGTACATAATACGTCGCTGCCGGCAGCGGTCCGCCTAAGAGATTCACCGCCGGATTGTCGGCGATGAACATAGGGTTCGAGACGACACCCACGCCGGCTTGAAGCAGCGTCGTTGACGCCCACCTGCAGAGATTCTGATACTCTTTCCATTTGCCGAGATAGCGGTCGTTCAGTTGGTTGCCGTAGGCGTCTCGATAAATCAGTTCCAAGGTGTGAAAAGTGTGCCAGAGCCGAAGCGGCGGCGTTACGACTATATTTGCAAGCTTCAGCGAGCTTAGCGAAGTTGCTCCGGTTCCAGGCCACCAGCTTGAGGGAGTTGTGCGAGAAAATGCAGATCGCGAGATAGCCGATGATAGCTCAACACCCAACTCCTCTTGTGCGAGTGTTATCTTGGCGGACGCGTCGATCCCCTCGGTGCTGGCGACATCCAGGACTCCGGTATCCTGCGCCGCGATTTGTTCCAAAGTCGAAATCGGAGCATCGGTGAATAGAGCCATCTGTACCTGGTCCGTGCCGGACTATTCCTTTATAGGACGCTTCGCCCTCAGCAGGCTGGCTGTCGGAACGGACGCAACCTGCACGCGGCTGGCAGCTGCCTCACTCTCGGTAGTCCTTTTGGCTTCCGCCCTCTTTTCTCGAAACTCACTTGCGGCATTTTCATCGGCAAGTCGCGCGCGACCGTCGACAATCATTTTGGCCGCTAGTTCCTTAGGGACCTCAGTCAGCAGACCCTCTTTGCCGCCATCCGGAGTGGCATGGCTCACTAAGACCACGAAGGGCCCCCCTAAACTCTGTTCGACTTCGCGAAGTCTTTGATAGTATGATGTTAAGTTCATAGCACTCGGGAGCGTTCCGGAGAACCGCGGTAAGAGGTCACGAGTTTACCTGCACTGCGAAAGTGTTCCGGAGAGCCGCGACACCGTATAGAACGTCCACAGTAAACTGTTGCGAGAGCGTGTTCGGCTGATAACTCATAATAACTCGCATCCCGAAGTTTCCAAGATCCGCGTATTCCGCAATGGCGCCCGTGCCTGGAAGCGGCTGCGGAAGCCTTCGAATCACAAGACCAATCGCATCGTGCACAAAAGCGAGATTGTGGGTTGTCACGGGGGAACTGCCTGTTTTCGCGACCAATTGCGATCTGAACACAAAGAAATCTTTGATCTTGCCCACAGTTCCGTCTATGAGAGCCCTTAGACCCGCTTCGCCGGCTGTCTGAAATTCGCTGAACCGAGAAATTTGCCTCATCTGGGAGTACGTGCCTGAATCGACAATCAGGTGCTTTGCCTGGGTCGAGGGTACCTTGGCCTGGAAGAGTGCAGTCTCAGCAGCATCAATGACAGCCTCCGTAATTGGCGTCCCCGCAATACCGACAGGAGTATTTGCAGAGAAACTAGCGTACAGCCCAAGAAGGTCTGACTCAATTCTCTCAGCGATTGCGACGACTGCCGGTTGCATGTAGACCCTCAGCAGGTCGGGGATGGCCAACACCTTGGTAACGTCCGGAATCTGAAAAGTCGCTTCTGCATGAGTATTCAAAACAATTTGGGCGTTTCCTAGGCTGGGATTCTGTGTCGTGACTGTTCCGCCCTCAGCAATGTTGTTCGCGACGAGTGTAGGCGGAATTGGTATGTTGACCGTGTCGCCCGCTTGGGCGAGCGTCGGCTCATAGTCACGGTTGACGAGATTTCCCATGATTAGGTTGCTTACGAGTGCCGGTAAGGCATCGGCCGCGACGAGCTTTACGATCGCGGTAGCGACATTTGTCGAAGTAATTGCTGGCATTGTTATCTCCTGTAGTTGTCGAAGTGTCAGCTTGTCTTTGGAGTTATGACCCGCGCAGGACCTGAGCGGCGACTCGTGCGATTTCCTGTCGCGCGTTCTCCATGTCTTCATTACTCATTCCAGGTCGGATTTTGTCAAGGTCGATCGTCGTGCGGCCGCTCGCTGGCAGCCTTTGTGCCGGTGATGTCCCAGAGCCACCGGATATACGAGCGGGCAGAAACTCCGGATTGGAACTGACGAAAACCGAAAGGTAGTCTTTCAACGGTACCTCGCCGGAATCGGTCTTGGCCACCAGTCTTCCCTCTTCGGTCCTAGCGATGTCATCCTTTACTGCTTTAAAGGCCAGATCTACTTTTCCCACGCCCAGCCGTTGGAGCTCAGCCCTGATAGCAGCATTCCGCTCCGCTGCCTCGGCGATTTGCCGACTTCGCTTGTTTTCTTCTATTAGGTCGTTAAGCCTTCGCTCGAGCTCCTCCCGGCGCTTACGTTCTTCTTGTAGCTCGGCCTTGTAGGCAGGTTCCGCCCCAGTTTGCTGAGTGCGCGTAAACTCTTCGATCGCCTGTTTAACCAACCACTGTACCTCAACGTGCCGTGGTTCCGTCGGCATTACCCCCTCTGGTTTCACTTCCTCCATGGTTCTCCTTCTCGTTGCTATTCGATGCAAGCGATCGATCTACCTCATCAGCTATCTGATCCTTGATGCTCTGACGCACGTCACAGAAGTATTTGAATGCCAGTTTTTTGAAAAGTTGTTTTTTCAGGGTCTGGGAGTGTATGCCTAAGTCGAGCAGTTTTCTCGCGTCGTCCAACTCAACGCTGAAGTCTCCGATATCAAACTCGTCCAAGCCTGACACGTCAATCGCCAGACCATCCTGCCGTGCAATATTTATCGCACACAGCACTTGCTTAATCGTGTGCTTGACACTGTCTCCATAAGCTCGCAAGACCTCTTGCGTGATGCTGAAATCGCGCTGTTTGCTGAGACCAGATTGGCTAATTTGGGTTGAGCTGGTGCCACCGGCCTGCACCATTAGATGGCAGACCCTATAAATTTCGTCTTTCAGACGCTCTAGATTGTCGGCGGCGATCTGAAATACGTGTCCCTCAGGCTCAGTCCAGCCGAATCGGTCGTCTGGTCCAAGTTGAATGTAGTAGGATTCACCGACAATCTGGTTCCACTCGCGCTCGGAGTATATGACCGGAGTGGCAAAAAGTCCCATCGTTAATGCCCAGGACAAAGCGTTAGATTTGTTGAAATGTTCCAACTGCAACAGAGCCGCTTTGTTCATCAACCACAGTCCTTCGGAGACCTGTAATCGGAACAGGGGCACCCTCGCTTGACCGGCCAGTCCATGGCGTCCCTCATCGATCAACTCAATTTTGTCCATTTTCCCTGTCGAATCTGTGGCGCATTGATAATTCTTGAAGATTTCCCGGTCATAGTACATCCATCGGGTTTGCGTGGCCCAAGTGTTCCTTGCAGGGCTGGCCTGCCGCAGTGACGAAGTGCGCAGGATAACCCACTCGAGTTGGCCGTCATTGTCATAACTCCAGTTAATTACTTCGTCTGGGGAATAATCGACTAGAAACCCACGAGACTTGCCAACCGCATCTTCCTGTGCTCGGTTTGAGACCGGGGCAGTGACGCGAGGAAAATCAACTATGATATAGCCAGTCCCGGTGATCAGAGCTTGGACGAGCTGATTGCGGAAGAATTCTGTGATTGTCGTTCCTCTCAGGTCGCAATCCTCGGAAAATGCCGCGAAAAAATCTTTGCCAGCTTCGTTTGACCCGTCACAGCTTATAATTGGCTCCCGCCGCATGAGCGTGGCCGCGTACCAGTCAATGATCGAGCCGATGTAGTTTTCATAAAATACGCGGCTCAAACGTTCAAAATAGACCTCGTTCGGCTCCTTGCTGCGACGCACCAAATATTCGGATGCATGCTCGCGGAGTTGTTCCCCACCGACATATAGATCCCGGTATTTGCGCCAGATCGGTTTGAAGCGAACGTAATCGGGATGTTCGACATTAATATTGTGCATGCGGGGAGGGCTCCTACAACAACCTTTGTGAGCGATCTCCAATCTGCTGAAGGGGCCGGCATTCTTGCCAAAGCAAGTATCCAAGCGCATCAGACACGTGGGTTCTCCGACGGTCCCTGTCTTTATCGGGAATGTTGCTGTCGGCCTTGTAGCAGACCTGCTCGAAGTCTTTAATCAACTCTGTGCATTTGTAGGCGATGTAGAGCTGAATCTCACCGCAAGCGCTTTTCAGCCAGGCATTCGTCAGGGTAATCCGATCTCGAACGCTCGGATTGGCTTTTGGAACCTTGTACTGCAAAGGCCCGGCATACGTGGTGGCGAAATATTCGCGGACGATGTGATAGTCTGATGTGCCCGTTGTGTGCATATTGTTTCCTGATGCATCGCCATACACCACTATGCCCCGTGCGTGAGAGGGGAAGCGGCGGGTGAATTCCTCGCACGCCTGCAGGGTACTTGCGTGCCGCAGGATAATTTCGTCCAGAACATATACAGTGCCCTTAATGACCTGAGCGACCACAGAGCACATGGGATCGACGTTAAAATCGAGCGCCCAGAGGAGGGGCGCTTCGGGTCGAACGGCGAGGTCCTTCAAATGCTCCTGGCGGTTGAATGCGTAATAGACCAGGCCGGCCTGCACGTTGAGGTACTTTCCCAGAACCTCTTGCTGGAAGAACGAATCGTCGTAACTGCTCTTCAGGAGATCGTAGAAGTCCGGGATCTGCTCGAGGAGGTACCTGTTTTCGAACGGCCGGGCGATAGTAGTGTAGTAGCTGCGGCGGGGTTCGGAAATGAACTTGCGATAGACCCAGTCGTAGCCTTTTGGGGTCCAAACCGCGAAGCCGCACAGCCTGGTGGCTTTGGGATCCCGCAGCCGGCCTTCGAGCACCAGCCAGGCGGCCTCCGGGCTATAAGTGAGTTCGTCCAAGGCGAACCAGGCGAGGTTGGTGCCGCGCAAACGTTCGAACTCGTCGATGGACCGGCAAAGGACGCGGGAATCGGTGTCGGTGATCGTCAGCACGTTATCGCCTTTGCTGTACTCGTACGGGATCAAGTTCGTATTCAAGATGTCAAAGAGCGTAGCTAAGGTTGCGTCGCGCAACATTGGGTAAGTTGGGGCGCCGATCAGACCGACCCTGCCCGCGTTTAGGTAACTTAACTTGATGGCTTCGTGACACAGTGCCTGGCTCTTGCCGGACCCGATGGGTCCTGAAAATCCTTTGAATCGCGCCTGGGAGCGATGGAACTTGCTTTGCGAAGGAAGCGGTGAGTATTTTATTCTTCTGAAGCAGACTCCGTCTCGCTGGGGTCGATCCATGTAACTTTGATTTCCCGTGGTTGTTCTACCTGCATTTCCTTCTGTAACTGCAGCAGCTTGATCAAATCACCGAAGGTTGCCTTCACGTCCGCCGATCCCAACTTCTCCTCAATGCGTTGAATGGCTTTGTCCAGGAGCTCGGCCCGGTTGGCGGACCGGCGATCTGAAGCGTCCGGCCGGCCTTGTGTTTCTTCGTCGCGCAT